ACGATAAGAATGGTAATAATAAAACAGATAGTGATAATACCGTTCGCGTTCTACGAGTAAATATTCCAACTCGCGGCGAGAAAACTGACTACAGATCTGTGGGAGTCATTTCTCAAGGAGAACGTTTGTTGAAGCTAATGGGACGCGAAACTTATTCTGGTTCAGACAAGTGGCAGTATTACGCTCTTTCTGACCAGTTTAATAGCGCTAGACTCACTGTCGTAAAAAATGGTCGTGAATGCGATGACACACTTGGATGCAATGAGCTCTATGATGGTGATTTAGTCATCGTCCCGGATATTAGTGAGAATTTGCAATTCAAGGTCAATATTCATGACAATCTAGATAGTGATAAGCTTAAATACATCCCATTCGTTTAAATAAAGTTATATTAGTTATCTTTCTTATCTTTCTTATGGTAATGATAATGATTTCTATTTCATACATTGACTTTTGGGATGAACCACCTCATCAAATATGGTTCACTAAATTTCTTGAGCATCACTTTGGGTCTGTTAAAATCGTTCCTTATAATTCAAATCCAGACATCTTACTTTGCTCTTGTTTATACAATACTTCGGCAAACCAAAGTTTAGCATTGATCAAGCGCACTAAATCCAAATGCAAACTCTTTTTCTATGGTGAAAATCTGGATAGATATCAACCATACAATGATTATTCTTTACTTCGAAGCACATTTGATTTAATTGTAGGGTTCAAACAAACAGATCCATCTAGAAAGCAAATACGATTTCCACTATGGCTTCTATATTATCCTTATTATTGTTGGAATGATAAGGAAAATATTGTGACTCATATAGAAACCCAGTATGAATCACTCAAGGGAAGACAGAACATATTTGGTACAATTGTTTCTAGTCATGACAGATTCGGTCAAAGAACCAAAATCTACAATGAATTGGATAAATATGGAACGATAAGATCTCCAGGAAGATTCAAAAATAACACATTGGAACTCGGACCAACCTCGAAAGATAAGATCGAATATATTTCCAACAGCTTATACAATATATGTTGTGAGAATTCTGCGTTTGAAGGATATTGCACGGAAAAGATATTTCAGGCTCTCGAAGCAGGAACGATTCCTTTGTATTGGGCAAACGATCTACCAGAACCAAATATTATAGAAAGACACAAATACGTATTCTGTGATGTCAATAATGCAGAATCATTAGAGTCCTCTATAAATCATGCTTGCAAAAATCCAAATCAATATCTGAGTGGACCGGTTTTCACGAAAGATGCCGGAAAACACGTCAAGTCGTTTTACGACATCTTAATAACGTCAATTAAAAACAAGTTATTCCCCTAGTCTCTTCTTCGCGTCGCCCAAAATGGATAGTTCAATCCCTCATGTTCGAAAGATTTGAACCAGGTTTCGTCTGGTAAAACCAAGGATCCTAGTTTTTTCCTTATAAGACTTAAGATTGATTGGTCATGGCGGTTCGCTACGAAGCAAGCCGCTTGATTCCGATTGTATTCATTTGTTACTAAAACTGAATCTTTTCGTAATAATTCAATACATTTGTTGAATATCGTGTGAGTTTTCTCTACATTTTTCATGATCAAAACTCCAGCCATATACTGACCAGTATAGTTTAATGGATATTCCAATTCATCTGCTAACTCTTGCGTAGTATATGCGATTTCACTATGATTCATTTGGAATGAAATCATACTTTCTGATGAATCGTTGAGAAGATTGATATATTCTTTGAACCTTTTCTCAGCGTGAGGATTTATAGAACAACCAGCATCCATATAAATCAATACGTCATTCGGTCTCATTTTTCTCAATTCTTGAAGTACGATATCAAATTTCCATATCCAGAAACCACAACCCTGACGATAGTTTAAGATATTTCCAAAAGTAATCTTGAAATCGTCGGTTAGATTTTTAGGAGAATAACCACATATCTCATCAAACCAATTCGTGTCTCTAGCTTCATTAAGAAGACGTTTCTTTGAGTTCTCATATAATTCATCGGAATACGTTATCAAATGAACTTTCTGATACATATATTATATCTACATATTCATTTGGAGTGTTCGGGTTCAGGTTCGGGTTCAGGTTCAGGTTCAGGTAATGGAGTTAACCAATATAAATTGCCAAAAAATATAAACCAAAATAAATAGCTAAAAATATGATTACCATATAAGCAAAAAACATATAAATATTATCTATTCCGAACCAAGCTTTCCACAAAGCTTCATCTGCTTTTCTTTTGTCTCGATGGTTTCTGGCAAGATCGTTCATGTGTGTAATATATACATACATTTTTTTTCAGAAATATCTCAGCCACAACTTTGCGATTTGAAGCCAACTTTTATCTTTGTTCTTGATTTTGTTGCGGATGTCTTCGACCTTCTTTTCGTCACGCATGATTCCAATTATTTTAAAGGCAATGTTCACCATTTCATTCCGGTTATTTGTATCTTCAACTTCGAAGTGGATCCCCGGTCTTTCCGCAAATACCCCATCGTTCGACAAAAGAGGAATACATCCAGCAACAGCAGATTCCCGAACTGCGATACAATCTGTCTCAGCTTTCGTCTTCGAGACATACAGTTGAAACGTTGACTTACATTTTTCTTCTTTGATCACATCAATAGATTGACGTCCCCAATCATAAACACCGGGCTGATTCATCAAATATTTCATAGCTTGCTTGAACTTTTCGTCTTGCACTGAATCCATTCCGTAATATACATGAAACTCAGCAGTATCGTCGATGCTACGAATCACAGGCCAAATATGCATGAGGATCTGGTATAAACCTCGGGTATAACACGAGGTGTAGCAAAATCGATTATAAACTCTCTCATATTTACCCTTATCTGCGAATTTCCTAGTGCGAACTCCGTTTTCAATAACAACAGATTTGGCTCCAATTTTATCTCGAATTTTCGGATGAAAATTTTTCATTTCGTCTTCGTGAAATTTGCTCTTGAAGAAGATTTTGTCGATCTTTTCAATGTACGCTTCAACTAAATCTGGGAAAGATCTTCGATCATGTAAATCCACGTAAATTCTATCCGCCGATATGTATTTCAACATCGGGAGGATTCCTAAATTACGCCATAAAATTACTGTCTTATAATGATGTTTACATTCGAAATTTAGATAACTTTCGTAATTCGCAATCTTTTTATCGACATTTGCTTTAATCATTGTGTTTTCCGTGAAATTCCCTACTACAAGAACACTTTTTCCTTTCTTAATCCATTCATTTGATAAATGTAACACAGCCTGCTCAGATCCACCGAGATTCGTATCATAAGGAGACCACATAGGTCCTCCGAATCCCAAATAATACACGATATCATAATCGTCATTTTTTCTCCTCGTGCACAAGATGTCCTTGTAATTATTGCGAATCTTCGAGTTGATCATAGGAGTAATTTCATGTATGCTTTTCTTGTCTTTATCAATCCATGCATTATACATGATCATTTTTCTCTTGTTATATGTGTTTGCGGAATGAACCATTTGAACCACTGTTTTATAAGGATCAAGCTGTACTATTTCAGATGTAAAGTCCTTTAGAAAGAATTTCTCTTCTGCGTGAGTGTCTTCGTTATTGTATTCGTGATTTTTCAGAAAATCTTTATGATATGATAGACAATTGTTAACTGTATGGAATTGTGAGAATCCTGTAAACTGAAAGAATGAGCTTAAATCTGTATCATACATGATATGTGAAGTGCAGCCGGCAGCAATTTTACCAGACTTGTTCATTGCTTTGATAGAATGCTCGACATAATCAGGATGATAATAGTCATCGTCATCAAAGGCAAAAATGTAATTAGATTGATTGGAAACCATTGAATTCAATCGATTACGAAGGAATCCAATGTTTTCAATGTTTTCATTCGTATCATCGATAAAGAATCTCGAAACAACTTTGATTTTCGTCGTTGACTGTAATTCTGAAATTAAAAGAGAAAAGTCTTCCAAGTTCCACGATTTATCAGAAGATACAATGATCCATTCTTTGATAAACCGGGAGTAAGTCTGATTCTTGATATTTTTTACTTGTAGTTTAAGACATTCACCCCTTGTTCTTGTCGTTGGTGTTAAAACTGATATACTGTAATCTTTCATCTTATTATCTTCCGTGTCTTTATTTTTATATGATTTCAAACGCAATATATGGGTATCTCTTAGAAAAAAATAGAAAATGATTGATGAAATAAAATATATAGCATATAGTATACATCAAAACACAATCATGTTTTCTTCTCTAAAAGAGAAAGATAATTCTATTGAATTTGAAATTAAAAATATCAGTAAATCTATTGTCAATGCTATCCGGCGGACTTGTCTAAGCAATATTCGAAATACTGCTTTCGATGAAGTGAATTTTAAGGTCAATACAACTTCATTGCACGATGAATTTCTAAAACATCGCATTGAATTGATTCCGGTTCTTCTTGAAAGATTCGATGAAAAGAAAATCTCTAACTATACTTTTAAGCTCCATGTGACAAATAAGCCCAATGAACCCACGTATGTGACGACTAATGATATCGAAGTGTTTGAGGTTATCGATGGTATCGAAAAAAAGGTTGTTTTTAAAAATATGTTCATTCAAGAACCAAATCCTATTCTTATTACACGGTTTCCAACAATTATCGATGATAAAGAAATTCAAGAACTGAATGTAGAGTTCAAATTGAGGGTCGGAACTGGAATTATCCATACAAAATATAGTCCTACTACTATTTGTGTTTCTATTCCCCAAAAAGATAAAAACGATGAAACTAACAACGACACATACAAATTTAAGCTTGAATCCGTTGGTCTCGTTTCTCCGGCCGAAATAGTGACGAAATCTTTCGTTAGTATCGGAGAACTCCTCAATACAATGCAGAAGGACCTTTCAGATAACAATATCCAAATTAATACGGTTGAAAACTTCCGTGGAATCGAATTCGTCTTTGAAAAGCAATCTGCTACGACTGGATATATGATTCAAGAGATGATGTACGAATTATTTTACAATAAGGAGATTTCTCACGTGTCATATCATGAAACACATCCCTTGGAAAATACGTTGGCTTTTCGTATCAAACTAATCGAAACGGACACGGATTCATACATGGAATCGGATGACTATATAAATGCCACGAAAAAACTAATGACTGACTCGCTAGACAAACTTCTGGAGAGTTTGAGTGACATTGTAAAAAATTGGAAAGATTATAAAAACTAAAACCTAAAACGTAAACCTCACTTGGCATGTTGACTTAAAATCAATATGTTTTTTTTCAATGATTATTTAAGGAAATGTTTCTAATTACTCTTCAAAACAGTATCCATGAATTCGTAAAAGTAGCATTACCAATAATCGTTCCCGCTCATGGGTGTATCGATGTCATCGACGCACACGATAAGAATATTACGAAAGTTTACGTAGAATCCAATATAAAGGCATTCGCAACATATCCTCTTGTTTCCAGTGTCTTTCCTGGACTTGGTTTCTTATATTTCATGACCTTTTCAGCAATACACTTTCGCCATCAAATGTTGATGTTTGATGATGATGATTTCAATGAAAGAGTGCTTGCTTCTTCGCTGTTAGTTTCTATGAGTGTCTTAAATCCAGACATTGTATACCTATTCTTGATGTTCATCCACACACCGTCTCAATATATGGACCACTTTGAATTGCTAAAAAAACACAAACACATGTCAATTCTATACATTTCTTCAATGACAACTTTTGCGTGTTGTTGTAATTTTCAAAATTGGTTTGAGAACGATTTGATTGGAACTTTCATTATAGCACACATCTTTTATCAAGAATTTGATCGATTCAAAAGACAAGATGATTCTACTTTTTGATCTTCTTGAAATATTGTAACAGCCGTATTAAGATGAATGTCAAAATATAGTATTCGCTGTGAGTAAGAAGTGTATACTCAATATTGGGGTGACCGTGTGTGTTCATATCAATGACTGTAGCATCAGAGATCAGTGGAATTGCGCTCGTTTTGATGAAATCATCGGTCAGGATTCGTTTTGCTTTCAAACGCAAATACCTCCGGTAAACGAGAAAGTTCTTATCGAACAACATATGATTATCTTGTATTCTTACTTAGCACTCACATATATAAAAAATTCATATCATTTTTACTTTTTTTGGGTGCATAACAAAAAAAACCAGTGAATAACTGGGAAATCCAACATAGGGTTTATTAGTATAATAAATTACTCAATAAAGCGAGGGTCATCGTAATCCAGCGAAATTTGCTGAGAGAGCAGTACCTTAGACGGGCGCAATAGCACACTTTTCAGTCGTTCTTCGTTGCGAGTAGTCTGCCTTTCAGGCGTCCGCATACTGTCAATATTTGACGTTTGCTTTTGCTTTTGCTTATCTAAGAAAGAATCGATCGACTCGTTATTCTCACATCCAAATGACATTTTTGCTTGTTCAATTGATATGTATATTATATTGTATATATAATAATCAAGTAATAACTTTTGCCATTTTTTCTTTTTTGTAGTTTTGTGTGTAGTTTTGTGTGTAGTTTTGTGCGTATTATTGTAAATTTAGATTCTTACTTGAATTAAGCATTTTTATCATAGAGAAGATGACAGTCTATCGACCATTTCTTCTTATTTCTAAATTTTATATTCATGGTTCGATTCATTCCGTGTAACTTTATTTTTCCCGTGAATTCTTCGCCATTTTTCACATACTTTTGAACGATTTCATCAAACTTTTTCATGTTTTCGTGGTTGGATAGACCATAAACTTGCAACTGAGTTTTAATCTCGATCATCTTCTCAATTTTCTCGAGTTGTGTGTAAAATTCCATTAGTTCAATGAAATATTTTTAGATTATGTTTCAAACGCAAATCTCGATTAAATGTTTAAAGCGAAACTCTTGGTTTCGGGGCGAACTTTCTTAGGGCGCCCACGCTTTTTCTTAGAAACGACGGGTTCAACATTTTTGGATATAGGCTTGACTGGTTCGGGATCCGATGGTGAAATCTGATCGATCGATCTTAAAATACGATCAATATCTACATCATCTGGAGGAGCCATAACCGTTTCATCGGGATCGAATGAAGGCTTGGCGATAGGCTGATCATTGTAAGATGGATTCTGATTACCATTGTTTAATTCATTGCGGATTGCCGCCTCCGCAAACTGACGTTTCAAATCTGGGTTATTTTTCATGATATCCTGGACATTCTGGTCGGAGTTACCAAAAAGCTTGGCGGACATATGAAACATCGCTGCAGAACCTCCAATCATCATCATTAGTTTGATCTCAGGTGCCATTTGAGCCTTGCCCTTGTACTTTTCATGTAGCTCTTCAAATACATCATCATAATCATCAATACTCTCTCCTACGCTCTCGGACCAGCCATTAAGTTTAAGACCAAATGGATCAAATCTTTTATTCACAAATTCTGTGCCGCTTGTTGCCATCATCAGTGTCTTTCTCTGAAACTTAATAGAAGCCTCGAGATCGCGCTGCGATTTAATACGCTCGTATTCGTCGCGCATTTCAATAACCGAATCATGTCTAGAATAATGCTTACTTAAAGGAATTCCCTTGGACTCAAGACGCTTGAGCTTGAACAGTAAATCTTGCTTTTCAGCGTTATTCTCGGTATGATAAACTGGGCGAGATCCAATCTCTTGAGCACGCTGAAACGCAGGTTTGAACGCCGAAGTAGAGTCGTTTTCTCTCTCGACTGAAAAATTTATTTTGATATCATCATCATCTTTTTTAGTATCGATACTTTTGAAAGGAATGTCGTTTGATACGGTCATTTCTACATTGTTTTCGGGTGATGCAGGGCGAGATTTTCCAGGATCTATCAAAAGATCGAACTCGTTATCTTCGTCATTTGGTTGGTCATTTGGTTGGTCATTCATCAGACCTACGTCAAAATTGATTTCTTCAACATTCAGTTCGTCGAGGGACATAGTTTGTATTATAAGTTGATAGTTTATTTTTATATGTTTTTAAACGCACTTGATTGAATGATACGCAAGTCCTTGTAAAATAACATCTGCAAGGTCATCCTTTTTCTTTTCGATCTCGAATTTGTTTGAAAGTTCTGACACGTCTCTTATTAATTTCGACACAACTTCGATAGATGTTTTCTTGTTTTCCTTATAAGATCTTGGAATAGATTCAATAAGACTCCTCTTCTTACAAAATTTCAATTTTTCTCCGGCATTGATGAAATCAACATTGATCTCAGGAAATTTCAATTGAAGGTAAGTAAACAGAATCATTTGTATCGATTTCATTTTAGGATTCTTCAATACTGGTTGATTCTCGATAACAATGTGCGTCATTTCGTCAATCGGAATCTCATCGAAATGTTTCTTGAGATTAACAAGGGTTTTTTTGTAATCGATTTGATTCGTCTTCTTGATATTTTTGAGTTTCAATAGACTTTTGATTTTCTCCTTGATAACTTTTGAAGTCTCTTTCTCGTCAAGTTCAATCTCGTTGATAGAACAACATTCAATCAACTCCGGCTTGGATAAATGCAGGTATTTTGAAGAGACGTAATGAAGATCTTCAAAGTTACGATTGATATCGAGATTTTGCCAAGTTTGTATAGTGAAATTATCTTCTGAATCGATACTCATGATTACGTATGATAGATTGTTGATGCCAACATCTATGGACAATAATTTCATTTTATTATTAATCCTTAAACATATAAAAGTAACTCGACATGTAGTAATAATAACATAGAAGCCAATGGAAGCAGATACAAAGAAAGCACAAAAAAACCGCTTTATAGAAAGAAAGCAAGCAAATGCTGGAAAAAGAGAATATGTTGTTAAAACCAGTCTTGCTGGTAAAATCAAAGAACCTTTTCTTCGTGGAGAGATTGACAAGTGGGTATTGACTGTATCTAAGATTACCAACAAAGGCAGTCTTGTTTTGAACCGCACTCTTATCCATTGTTTGAGTAAAGGAATTGAACTACCAGACTTAACAAGTCAAACATTTTACTATAATTGTATGACGATTGGTATCAACAAAAGAAAGTTCAAAGATGTGAATAAGGCTCTCGAAGAAACTTGGAATA